GTTCTACTGCTTCTTCGTCGTTGATCTGACCGCGCTCAACAAAGAAAGAAAGATAACGGTTGATTGTTTCTCCCCACTCTTCTCTGCGCTTTTCATCATCTATGTAACGTGCGTATCTACTCTTGTGTATGTATTGTTGGTACTGATCCATCTAATAACTCCTTGTCTGCGTCTTGTTTTCTAAGCTCTTCCAAGCGAATGTTTTTAAAGTTCTTGTTATCTTTTGTTACTTTACCTTTTACTTTTCTATTGTACTTGGTTCTTCTTTCAGTCTTTCTATCTACGTAATTGTTATCCATTTTCATTTTCTAAAGTGTTAAGCAACCTCTCTTCGTACCAAGCCGCTTTCCTTAGATCCTCCGTTCCGTTCTTGTAAGGATACCTCCAACGATACTTAAGACTATTACCCCGTAAGTATCCAATGAACTCTTCTTTAGTTAACATAGCTTCTATACCATCTATGCACTCTATGTCACCGCTGTTATAGTGTTCTGGTTTATCTACGGCATCCCACTGTGTGCTAGTACTCTGCTGTATGCTATCCCAATCAGCAGGCGTAGCATCATCTAGAGCGAGCCATCTCTTAGTCTTTTGTTTCATTCTTGCTCCTCTGGGTAATCAGGATTTATTTCAAGTCTGTGTGTAGCATCAATCCAATCTTTAGGTATATTATACACACTAAACCACCTAAAGTTATTCCTTTCTGCCCACTCAGCATGAGATCTTTTTGTGCCATCTTTACGTCTCTTAGCTCCCGGCATGGGGGCAGCGGGATCAGCAAAAAGAAAAACTAACTCAATACTTTTAGGTAGTATTTTTTTAACCCACACATATTTGTTATGTTCTGCATGATCCCAGAACCTACCCTTAGCCTCTAAAAAAATAGTTTTACCTTTTATCTTTTTAATAAAGTCTGGGTGGTATGTATGCTCAACAATATAATCAATAGTATCTGTATGTATTTTCCAATCTTTTAAGATACCTGTGTGTAATTCATACTCCCAATTAGAATCGTAACCTTTAACTAAGTTCTTTTCTTTCGGCCTTTTAACACGGCGCTTGCGTAATCCCGATTTTATTTTCACAATTTTCCAACGTCCTCCAATGTTAGATGTTCTATTTCATTAAGCTTTTTAAGTTTCCTCTTAATGTCTCTGTGCGACAAGGGCAAAGAAGTAGCTGTTCCTTTACCATTGTATACTAAAAAATTAGCACTGGGCTTTTTTATCTTTGAGGCTTCTTCTTCAGGCACTAGAGTTTTAAGCCACTCTATAGCTAACTCTTTTGCTTTCTTATTTATTCTTTTAGCTTTCCTACCATTCATAAACTTCATCCACTTTGGGTTCGTTCTTAACCTCTGTAAAATATGTTAAGCCTTTAGCATACCGGAAAGCTCTTAGACCTTTGCCATTATTAGAATCTTTAAAGCATTCTTTTTTATAGGGGCAATACATACAGTTCTTAGCTATACGCATGTTACCTGCTTTACCTTCAGGTATAGGAGAGTAACACAAATCAGGAGGTGTATCTAGATCTAATTTCTTTTTCAACTCTCTGATGTGGTTTTTAACATTAGGCTTATCTAACTCATCTGGCTGATGAAGACATAACTCACCTGTCTCTTTGTTAATAACAAGAAATCCTGCGTCAGTAGATTGTTCTGCCTCCTCGTAAGCAGACAACTGGGCAATGTAGCCGAAAGGATCATCTTCTCTAAGCAAACCCTTTTTAAATTTACTAAAGGAAAAGTTAGAAGCCGACTTAACGTCAACAACTGTACCATCTATTTTACAATCCATGTGGCCCTTAATGCCTTCAATATCAATTTCTTTCTGCTCGTCTGTTACTTTGTGGCCTGACATCCTAACTAAAAATAAAATAACTTCTTCTAGTAAGTGACCATACAAGAACTTAACAAATAGAGAAGGCTCTAGTCTTCTGTTTTCCGCTTCAGTTTGTTTGTCAAACCAAAGCCTGCGAGCAGGTCTTCCTATGTTGGACATTCTTAAATAGAATTTATTGTCCCTGACTTTAGGCTGTGACCATTCCTTAATAACTTGAGTCATTGCCAAACCAAAGTTCTGCAATGTTTCTTCAGGGATATCTAAAGGCCCATCATTTAATTTATCCAGCTCTTTATAAATATCTTCTACTACATTCATTTGCGATGCCTCACAAATCTACACTTACGTGTGACTGAGTTATAATGAAGATATTGAACACCTAACTTTTTTTGAAGAGGTGTCTTTGCAGCAAGCCTACCATCTTTATAAGACTTAACATCTATAAGAGTGACCTTGCCTTCAGGGTCTAGAGCTACTATATCTATAGGCCCTGTACACCCACAGTTTTTAAAGACATGATATCCATTATCCCACAACCATGTAATAGCATAATGTTCTGCCATGTCTCCTAACCTGTTGGGTTCGTGCTTACTGTCTGTTATTTTAATTGGTTTCATATTAGTGTGTTTCACTCCAGTTATCCCCTACTTTATATTCGCCATCAAGGGGGCAGTTAAGGTTAAGAACTTTACCAGCTTCAATGATTGCTTCTACTCCAAGCCTACCAACTTCATCTGCTTGATCTTGTTTTACTTCTATCTGCCATTCATCATGGACGTTAGCCACAAACCTCGCATCTAAATGAGATATCTTTTTATTTAAAATAACAAGAGCCTGCTTCATGACTATAGACCCTGCTCCCTGCAGTAAGGTATTAAGTGCACTATGTTCTGATCTAATATACAGCTTCCTACCATCTAATGCTTTGAGGTGGCCCTTTGCTGAAGCTCTTGCAACTCTATCTTTAAGAGCCTTGAATGATGGGAGATTACTAATAAATGATTTTCTAAGGTTCCTTCCAATACGCTTACCTCCTCCAGCCACTGTTCCAAGTTTAGCATCTCCTGCTCCGTATAAGAGTGCATAGATGAAAGTCTTAGCCTGATTTCGTGATTCAAGTCCTGCAAGTTTTTGATTAGTGGTGTGTATGTCTCCATTAAGGATTTCATTTGTGTACTCCTCATCTTTCATATAGTGAGCAAGCATACGCAACTCAAGACCACTAGCGTCAATGCCTACAAGTTTGTAGCCTTCAGGTACAATCCAACAAGCTCTACATTCTTTACCGTAACTGGAACTTAAGCTAGGTATCTGAGCCATGTTAGGATTTCTATGTGTCATTCTTCCTGTGATAGTACCGTTATGATTTACAAAGCCATGCACCCTATCAGTACTCTCATTCAGTTCTTTAAACCAAGAGTTAATCTGAGCAACTCTTTTTTGTAGCATTAGATACTCAGCTATAACTTTTGCTTCGGGTATATCTTTAATCTCAGATAAGATCTTTTCATCTACCTTAGCTTGGCCTGTAGGTGTATGCTCAAGAGGCTCCCATCCAAACTCTTTAAGATACTCTCCAATCTGTTGCCGTGATCCGGGATTAAACTCCTGTGTGTAGACACGCTCTACATATTTAGACTGTTCTATTTTTAAATACTCTTCGTCAGTAAGTCTTGTGTTCTTACCAAAGTTATCTACTCCTGTTTTTAATAACTTACCTTTAGGACTGTACCTTTTAAATATCTTTCTTATTTCTTTTCTAGGCTTAAACACTTCCTGTATTGTAGAAGTTATCTCTGATACTCTAGAGTTTAAAAGAGCTAGAAGTTTACTAGCCTCTTCTGTATCAAATAGAAAGCCATGTGTTCTTTGATCATTTAGTATCCTACTTGTTTCATGCTCAAGTAAAACACTCTGACCTGAGAATCCACGCGATTCTATTTTAAGTGCTTCATATACCTGATAGTTAAGATAGACATCTTGCTCACAGTACTTAAGCATTTCTTCAGAGTATCTACTGTATTCTTCAAACTCAATCTTAGGTGATCCTAAAGCATAGCCCCATCGTTCAAGCCCGTGGTTACCTTCACGGACAGGATTGAACAAACGTGAGAGAACTAAGGTGTCTACTATTTTTTTAGAAGATAAGTCTATACCAGTAAGGTTATTTATTACAGGTATATCAAAGCCAATAATGTTGTGACCTATTAACTTATCAGCTTGTTTAAGTATAGACAAGCCCTCTTCTAATTCAGTAGGGCCATAAGACATTTGAGTTTTTGTATCTACATCTAGTACTGAAAGACACCATATTTTACTGGGATCAAGACCATCTGTTTCAATATCAAAAACTAAGTTCATAGTTCTAGCTCCTCTGTGTCTTCATCTGCAAATATTTCTTTAAGTCTACCACTATCTCTATCATAAAGCAAGTGACTTGCCATACCTACATCTCCTGTATATCTAGATTTAAGTACTCGTAAGTGTGTGGTGTT